TACTTATATGCTGTTACCAAATCAGTCATCATTACAGACATAGGAATCTTATTATCTTCGAAGTGTTCTGGATTATAAGATGTATTTACACTAATGCCTTGATCAATGTACTTTTGTAGAATCGCACAGATTTTAAGATAACCATCAGGAGACTTTTGATCCCATAATAGGTCATACTTATTTTTAAGGTGATGATACCCAGGAACAACCTGAGCCATAACACCATCTTTAGACTGCTTGTAACTAACTAATGCACGAGGTGGTTCAATACCATTCGTGCTATTAGAGATTTGAGCGCTTGTTTCAGCTGGCATAAGTGCCATTAGAGTAGAATTGCGGGTTCCCGTTTCTTTGAGTTTCTCTCGAAGCTCGTTCCACGGTAGTCTTTCTTTATGCTCTATTAAATTATTTAGCTCTCTTTTATATGTATCAATTGGCAATACTCCATCGGCATATTTAGTGTGATCTTTCAAAGGTATTTCACCTTTTTCAACTGCTAATTGCTGAGAAGCTTTAATTAAGTAATATGACCATGCTTCAGCATATTCATCTACAGTTTCAAATGCGCCTTCGTCATACTTAAGTCCACGTTTGGCTAAGAAGTACGCTAAGTTAATAATACCAATACCAAGTGGTCTACGATTCATAGTACCCTTTTCAGCAGCTAGTACTGGATAGTTTTGGTAATCAAGTAATTCATCTAATGCTCTAACACTTAAATCACAGTACTTTTCAAATTCAGCAGGGTTATTAATAAGACCCCAATTGATTGCTGATAATGTACATAGAGAGATTTCTCCATCTTCAGGATTATCTGACAATGGACTTGTTGGTAGATCAATTTCGCAACATAGGTTACTCATACGAACTGGAGCAACTTTAGGTTTAAATGCGCCATGTTCATTTGCATGATCTACGTTCATGATGTAAATTCTACCAGTATCTTTACGTTGTTGAATAAGAGTAGAGAATACATCAGTTGCTGGTAATGTCTTCTTACGAATAGAACGAGTCTTTTCGTATTTTTCATATAAAGTTTTAAACTTATCTTGATCATCAAAGAAAGACTCATACAAACCAGGTACATCATTTGGACAAAAGAATGTAATATCCCCACCAGTCAATAGTCGCTCATACATTAGCTTATTAACTTGGAATGCATAGTCCATATGTCTTACGCGATTTTCTTCAATGCCTTTGTTGTTTTTAAGTACAATAAGATCTTCAAATTCATAATGCCACATTGGTAGATATACAGTAGCAGCTCCACCACGAACGCCGCCTTGAGAACAAGATTTAACTGCAGCTTGAAAATACTTTAAGAATGGAATCAAACCGGTATGAACAACTGAACCATCACCAACTCTTGAACCTTCAGCTCGGATAGAACCAGCTCCAATACCAATGCCGGCCTTCTTACTAATATATTTTACAATAGAGGTGGCAGTAGCATTAATACTGTCAAGATTGTCGCCAGATTCGATAAGCACACAACTTGAAAACTGACGCGTCGGCGTACGCACGCCAGCCATAATTGGAGTAGGTAACGAAATGTAGAACTGAGATATCGCATCGTAATAATCCTTAACATATTTTAGTCGAGTTTCTTTAGGATATTTTCCAAACAAAGTTGCTGAAATCATCATATACAATATTTGAGGTGTTTCATAATGAACTTTAGTCTTTCGATCTTGAACTAAATACTTACCTCTAAACTGTTCCATACCAGCAAAGGTGAATGTATCATCCCTATCGTGTTTAATTGAAGCATCTAGTTCTAATAGTTCTTCACGAGTATAGTCCTGCATAATTGCGCCATCGTAAACTCCACGACCTACATTGTCAATTACAACTTCAACTAATGGCTTTGGCTTAAATTGGCCATAAACTTCTTTACGAAGCTTATAGGATATTAATCGAGCTGCAACATATTGATAATTTGGAGTATGATCAGAAATTAGTTCTGCAGCTGATTTAATAAGAAGTTCATGAATATCATATGCTGGAATCTTATCATATAATTGTATATTTGCTTTAATTTCTATTTCGGAGACTGAAACTCCCGATATATCGGCAGTAGCCCATTCTAAAACTTTGTGTACTTTTTCTAAATCAAAGTCTTGTGATGTGCCATTGCGCTTAGTTACGTGCATCGTCATAAGTGGTTATCCATCATTCATAGTTTATTAATTAGTAATAGTATATATTATAACATAAAACCCACGCTTTGTAAACGTTTATTTTATTTATTTTTTTTCAATTCGTTGACGATAGCCTTTTGAATAACAGGAAGTTCCCATATAGTCATAAAATCAGCTTCTAGATGATCCAATCGATCAGCTTGAAGTGGATATTGTTTTCTGAACTTTGCGTCCTTTTTAGCCAATTCAAGGTCATACTTTTCAGCAAAGTATTCCATATATTGATCGACTTTCTTTTGAAACCATATACCCATAGTGGTACCTTGAAACCATTGGTAGAATGAACTACCAATGACTGAAGATAATATTGATTTAAGCGTAAGTATTAATAGCCAATGCATATTACTTCTCCGTTTTAGCTAGTTTTTTAATAGCTGTAACATAGTTAGGCATTCCATGGTCTACAACACCATCAAAGAATGTCCATCTTTTCCATGATTGAATAATACCATAAAAGAAATCAGTCCACGTTGGCTTTAACGCCTTATCACCAAATCGATTAAAGTATATCATAGTACCATGATGTCTAAATCCTAACCATGCTGGTGGGATTCTGCATACAATATCGTTATTATTCATAAATCTAAAATGATCACACTTTAAATTTTTGATGAATTGTTTACCTCCGACTCTCGGCGATCCGAATGTAAAGAGTTCTTGAGGTTCATAACGCGTGGCACTAATAGTAGCCATAGCAGCACCCAGACTATGCCCAGTAAAATACACATCCTTTCTTACCTTTAATTGATCGTTATGTTCTAGTTCTTTTACAATATCCATCCAGACATCATCAACTTCTTGTTGAAAGCCACCATGAACTTTACCTCCAGCTATTGCTGAATTTTTAATGACTTTAAGATCGGCCATAACATCATTGAGTTTGTTTGGTTCTGTTCCTCTAAAGGCAAACCATATATCATTTTTAGTAGTTGCCACAAGTACTTCAGCACCATCTCTACTAATAATTTTACCTGAAGTAAATCCAAGCTTTTTACAAGCCGTATCTGCAGGCTTAGGATTCATATATGCAATAGCTGAAAGTTGAGCAGCAATCTCAGCTCTTTCCCATATAGTTAATCTATTCTTCATCTTGTTTTTTGACATTGTCATTTTCCACCTTTATTGTTACGTCTCTATAATAGACTATTACTTCACCAAGTTGGTTAATATATCTTTTAATTTCTTGTGTATTATATGCCATTAATTCGTAATCTGCTACAGTCATAGCAACAAACACAGTATCTCCGCCATGTTTCTTTTTAATACTATCAATGAACTTATCTAGGTGGGTATATCCTTCAGGGTATAGATTTTCTTTACCTAGTTTACAATCTGATTTGCCTTCTTTATTCTTTAAGCACTTTTCAATTACTTTAGCATCTGATACTACGTACCATCTTGGTTCTTTTAATTTTAAAGCTCTTGGTAAAACTGGCTGGACAATATCAATTTGTATTGGTTTAGTTATTATTTTTACTTCACGTGGTGGCTGTTGTAATAGACTACAACCACTAATCGTTAAGAGCGCTAATGCGAATGCTATCTGCTTCAATGGCATCAAAAACCTCCTTAGTTCCATTATTAATTCTTGTTTCAATTAGTCCAGGCTTAGCACTTGCTAGTTTGGCAATGTTATGTCTACTGAATATATCCATATATTCAGACATTTGAGTTTCGTATTGTTGATTTTGAACCTGAAGACCTCTTAATGAATTAGAGGTCTTTTCTAGATTATCTTGAATAGCTTCTATAGCGGCTTTTTGTTCTTGATCTCTTAAATCTTGAGCTAAAATAACCTTTGTTTGTTCTTCTAGCTTGTTTTTCATTGGCACGACAGAAAACTGATAATACATCATACCAGTAAAACCCATAGCAACAATAATTCCAATCAATATTTTACTCATATAATTTTAACCTATATTAGAAGTCTAGACCTTCCTTAGTAATCTTAAATGAATCTGCAGAAGCAGCTTTAAGAGCGGGATCTTTCCATAACTTCATAGCTTTATTAATTGCTTCAAAACCAGAACGAGCTTTAACAACTTGCTTGTCGCCCTTCTTAAGCTTATTAACTGGCTTTTGAACAGTGACTGTCCAAGTTGACATAGCTTCTCTAATATCTTTAAACGTTTTCATTTTTTGCTTCCTTTTTTGCTTCAGCTGCTCTGCGCCTAGCCACTATTCTTTCTACGAATTTACGACCAGCTTTGGTTCTACCATCGTATAGATCTTTCTTTTTCTTTTTCTTAACAGCATCCGCTGGCATAGATACACCACCCGATGCTACTGAATTTGCTGCTGCGTCTTCCCACATATCTTTAAATGTTTTCATCGTTTTAAATCCACGCTAGTTACTAATATTGTTTGTTTAGTTAAAAGATGTTCTACTTGGTATACGTTTAAACCAAATATTTCTCCATAAGCCTCTGTAAAATCAATGGCCTTTACCTTAGTGTTTGCATTAGCAATAACTTCACCGGTGTTTGGAGACGCAATATCTTGAATTAATGTATATGTTCCCGGACATAGTTTATTATTCTTATCAAACCATAAAGCACTTTCTGATATATCGCTTCCAATAAAGTCTTCAATATCCTCAAATACTTTATCTAAGATTTCTTTGATCTCATCATCAGTAAGACCTGTATTTTCTTTAATCAAAAATAAAGCTGATGCGTACGATGCCAGTTTAGTTTGACCAAATGGTAACTTATTGAGTAGCCGTTTTACATTAAATACTAGTCTATGAAAAACCGTGTAAGCTGATTTTTCTTGTGGGGTTTTTCTATCTTTAGCCTTCTTAAGGATCTTTCCTTCAGCATCAATAATGCCTAGTTCATATGCATCGGTCTTATCCCAAGACGAAACTAATAGCTTTAGAAATCTAAAAGCGTAAAATAAATCTGCTGTTCTTGAGACTACGCTCATTAAAGTTTCCTCAGTTTGTCTATTATGACTTGATCTAATGGTATTTCTACCTTAGCATCTTCTGGTAAGTAATTTAAGAAGATTAAAAAAGTCTTTAATATAGAATAATGTTCTGGTTCTATTTTAAACCACATCATTCTATTAGCTGCTTCTATACCAAAAACATTGTATAAAACAATGATATGGTTTAAAATAAGTCTTTCTTGAAGATCTTCATATTGTTCATAACGTCTAAGTAATCTTTTAAGATACTTAAACCGTGTTAAATCTTCTTTAAACTCTTCTACGTCACAACACTCAGGATTATTGTAATGCTGTGACGCATAGAGTTCAAAATTTCGGCTATTAAGTTTGTCAAATATTTTCATCATATATTATCTATACAAGATAATTTAGTCTTCCTCGTTATCAGCCTCGTAACCAGCATCGACGTAATCAAAGAATTCTTTTTTCTTATCACCTTCTAGTTCGCCTGGTGATTTAATACCAAACTTTTTAAGTGCTTTGTTGAAGAATGCTTTGTACTTAGCTTTATCTTCTAAAAGAGTATTCATAGCATGAGCTTCTTCAATTACAGCTTCGCTTACTTCTTCATTAGCTAGTTGTAATGCTGCTGCTACTTCTTTATCTTTAGATAAACCTTTCTTCATCTTTTCGATTTTCTTAACGGCACCAGTCATATTATCACTCATCTTAAGAGCAATATCTACTGCTTTCTTAATAAGTTTCTTATCAACTGCTTCGTCAAGATCTTCATCGTCGTCGCAAGATTCTTCTTTAACTACAGAGCCATCTTCTTTTTCACCAGACTTCTTAACTTTATGCTTGCCTTTAAACTCTTTTTCGCCTTTAGCTTTAGGCTCAGCCACTTCATCAACTTCTGGCTTGTCATGGGTATAACCCTTCTTAGCAAGAGCTTTATGTTCAGCTTCGTCTTTAGCCACTTCTTTTTCACCAGTCTTTGGATCAAACATATCGTGTGGATATTTAACTTCTTCTTTTACTTTACCTTCTAATACATCGCTGGCTGCTTGAGCTACGCTTGCAATGATATCGTCTTCATATTTTTTCATCAGTATTCTCCTATTTTATGAAAAGCATGCCCGTAATAGCTGTAGCGGCTGCCGCAGCGATAATCCAGAACAATTTATTAATTATACTTACTGTTGCCGCATTTTCACGTACGACCTGATCTAACTTATCAACTCTATTTATAAGACCTAATATTTGCTGCCCTTGTTGCTTATTAATTTCAACGAGAGTTATAATTTTTTCTTCAGCTCTAGCTAAGGCAATAATAGCCTCGGCCATTTGATCAATCTTGGTCTCTATGCGATCAAGTCTTAATTGAGCTTCAGCTCTCTGCTCGTGAGCAGTAACATTAGACATATTTGTAAACCCTACATTTAAGAGGTGTTACCCCTTTGATTAATCTATGATATTCAGTACTTTTGATATCGAACACCATTCCTTTTTTTAATAGCCAAGGCAAGCATTTCTGTATTTGAAATTGCCAACCTTCGCCTTCTAAAATTTCTATTTCTCTGTCTTCAAAGTCTCTATGCCAAACGAATTCAGCATCTTCGCACGTTGGGTCAAAGGTTCTTACCTCTCCATTTTCCCAATATGGTTTACCAAAAGTAAGATCCACCACCTTTAAGCCCCAAGTCTTTAGCATACTTTGGGAGACGACATGCCCAATAGCCTGCTTTCATTTTATCAGTCTTAGTATCACAGTTGTGGCGAGACGCAAAGTTTCTTGCAGCATCTCTATCTCCAATCTTTGATGTAAGACCACCCTTCTCGTCGCCAAATTCTATTTTCTTTACGTTTCCTGTCTTGGTATTTCTAACGTAAACAACGTATTTCTTTTTACCACTAGATCGCTTAGGTTTATTTAACTCAGGCTCAGCTGCTTCATCAATTTCAATCATAGGTTGTTCCAAAGGTACATGTTGACCTTCATAGATACCAAATCTTTCTTCAATATGTTCTAAAAAATTATGCATGATCATCTCTCCACCTTTGAACTTCTGCCTTAGCAGTAGCAATATTCTTATATCCAGTTATGGGGTATCTTGGAGTGTCTCCGCTCTTATCAAATACAGTTGGCAACACTTTCTGACTACCGTCCTTATTGAACTTCATAGAGTCCATACCTGACAAACGAATTTCGAACTTACCATCAGAGGTTACATGTTTAAATACTTTTTTGTTACCTGCATCATAACCATCTGGAACTTTTTTCCATTTGATCTTAGCTTCAGTAATATATTCTTTAAACCCGTACATTAGTTACCCTTTATAGTTCGTACTAACTTACTTATAATCATTTTAATAGCGACTTGATACGCCCAACCATATCCATAAAACACATGGAACGTATGATTTTTTTCTATCTTATCTTTGCCACCAAACTTTCTAGTCCAGTTATCTACGTATTCGCCTTTGTATCTTAACACAGCATGCGATACTTTCCACTTACTTGGACCTACTAAACAAATACCAGCTTGATGCGTAAGTAACATCCACCACATTTTAAGATGACTTTCGCCGCATAGTCTATATAGAATTGATAGAGAATAATCTTCGCAATCACCAACAAATTTACCTTTGTCATCAGCTGAGTATATAATCTTCCACGAATCAGCAGCACCAAATTGATCTTTATCAAGCTTGTACTTCCACTTTGATGTAAACGATGATACTATTTTATCTCTTGCTTTTAATTCATCTGCATTATTCATTTTTTCTGTCCTTTTATCCATCTAGTAGCAATTGCGTTTTCAGGTGCTTTGGCTGCCCAAGTTTTTATTCTTTTAAACGCCCCAATTGTTTGACTTTCAATATCAGAACCTTTAGAGTTATCAACAATGATTAATCTATTTCTAAATAACCCTTGGAATTTACCAATATTCTTTTGAACATCTTTCCACATTTTAGTAACTAAACCGTCTTCTAGAGATCGATCTCTTAACTTGTTTCTTTCTAATGCAGTTTCTAAATCTGTATTAACAAATATCATATGAACAGCATAGCCAATTTCTCTTAACATATCAACTTGCTTTTTAATCTTAGCATAGTCCTTACCAGTACCATCAATAACAATACCCATTCTACCTTGAAGAGCAAAGTTCATTTTCCTACCAGTAATTGCTTTTGCTTTAGCTCTTACAGATTGACCTTGAGCTGACGCAATGTCCTCTGGAGAAGCAGTAAGTCCTGCTTTCTTTAATCCCTTTTCAAAAGCATCATCAGAATTAATTAATCTAAAACCTAATGCTTGTAAAGCTGTTTTACCTACAACAAATGATTTACCACTACCGGGACCACCTGCTAGAAAAACCGCTTTAAAAATAGAAGGATCATTTACGCCTTCCATAAGTTCTAAATGTTCTTTAAAATTATCCATTATTTTTTAATATCGTATCTAAATGATTTATCTTTAGCTTGACCTTTCTTTGTAATACCATAGCCAGCCATTTGAGCTAGTGTTTGTAACTTAGGCCAGTTCTTTTCAGATTTTTGTTGGCGTCTAGCTTTAAACATATCGTCTTTAATCTTTTTAAATAAAGTATCAACTATATCCATATCATCCATTACAAGAGGAGATTCATCTATAGAGTCTTCTTTAGCATACTTAGCTTTAAGTCTATCTAGCTCAGCTTTACGATCTTTAGCTCTCTTATCTAGATCAACACCTTTACCCTTTAAGCGTTTAGTTAATCTTGATGCAGCTGATTTAGCTTCTTGGATTTCTTTAAATGATTTCATTACTTCCCCCTTACCTTTGCGGCAAGATCTTTATCAGCTTTACCCCAAGTACCGGAAGATTTAGTTACAAAGGAATTAACTCGAGCTAAACCCCATTGAGTTGGATTTGTTCCTGGTCTATGGCTTGACTTCCACGCAGCATAACCACGATCGAATACTTTCTTTAGGATACCATAAGGCATTCCTGACTTATCAGCTTTTTTCATAAGGGCTGATTTAGCATCAGCTTCTTCTAAAGATTGAGCAAAACTTTTCATTTCACCAAACTTCTTTTTATAATTCTTTGTGTGTTTGCTTTCGGGAGCATTAGGTTTTGGCTCATCGTACTTAGCTTTTTCTTTTGAATCCATATCTGAATATGTCTTTTCACCTAATAGTTCAACATCATCTAACCAAACTCTTTTCTTCCATTCGCCAAATTCAACTACTAGGAAGTTAGTACCACATCTATTAATAACACCAATTTGATTTGTTTCTTTTAGAACAACCTCGTCACCTTCTTTAAAAAGATTACCTGTTATAAACTGTTCTCTTTTCTCTGATACTGTTTCTAGTTCAACATGTTTACGATGCATATGAGTTTCTTTTAGACCCATACCCTTTCTAATTGTATTGAACAAAACCTTTGAATCTTTATAACCTTTAGGCATTCCCTTTGAAAAGTTTTCTAAGTCATTATCTGAAGCATACGCTCTAAGTTTAGATGCAGACATACCTTCAACGCCTTCAGCATCTGGATCTCTTTCTCCAGCTGAAACAACTTTAATACCATTTTCGAAGTTATAGAAACCATGTCTAGAATCGACACCGTTATATTTGTTAAGTAGAGTATCAAACTCTTTTACTCTATCAGAACCTGCAACCATAGTTACTGAGGTATAACCTTGGTCATATAATTTAGTAGCAATGTCCATAACATGTCTGACATCAGCATCAGCCATTACGCTACGAGCATGCTTTGGAAACATTTTACGTAAAAACTTTACTTTCTCTTTAAACGACAAAGGATTCTTTTTAGGATCTTGCGACTTTGAACCATATATACGATATGGATTACTACCAGCCGTTTTCTTTAGCATGTCAAAAAGTTTCTCATGACCTGAAGTTGGTGGATTAAATCTACCAAAGACGAAATAGACTTCGCCTTTAGCTTCAGTTAAATATTCGCTAAAACTCTTAAATTCCATATTATTTGTCTTTACCTTTACTCTTCAGTTTAGCTCTATCAGCTTTCTTGATTGCTGGCAATAACTTTTTAGCAATCTTAGCAATTGCACCTTTTTTACTAGCTAATCTCTTTTCAATGCCAGCTCTGCCAGCAAATGATAGATCACCTTTCTTTTTGTCTTTAAGGATTTTTTGGATCATGATATCACGAGCTTTTTTCGTGGCACGACCTTTGAGTTTTTCAGGAGATGCTAATTTTCTTGCTGCTTTCTTTTTACCTAGAGCAATTTTAGCTTTGTTTTTTCTGAAGCTAGCTTTCATCTTCATTCTATGCTGAAGTGTCATTGCTTCAGAAAAGTCTGCAGAGTCTTCGGATAGATCTGCTTCGTGTTCTTTAAACGTTTTCATGTTTATCCTCGGTTCCATTTAGTTAGGATTATCCCAACCTTTTATAATATCTTTGCTAAAGTTGTTGGTAGAAAATTCTAATCTATCAACTAGTTTAACTGCTCCACCTTCCATACGATCTATTGCAACAAAACCTTCGGGGTTGGTTACCTTAAATCCGGATTTAGTCTTAACAAAAGTACCAATTTTGTTTAAGCCATTTAGTTTATTTATAATAATTAATTTGCCATCTACAACTAAATTTTGTAAATCAAACACATTTTGCAAGTTTTTTAGATTAGATTTGTCAAAGAATTTAAGCAGCGCATCGCGTTTAGCAATTTGAGTATCTTTGCCCTTTTGACTACTTCTTTTATCTATTTCTTTTTGGTATCGTTCTTGGACAAACGCAATAAGACCCATTGCATGAGCCTTAGTATTTGTAATTCTTTGACCTTCTCTAACCTTCCTATTGTTATACACATTAATAACAAGGTTTAGTTCTTTGTTTGATTCTAACTCTTTAAGCGTAGATCCAGATATTTTTTTAAATAACTTACCAGCATCTGAAAGTTTACTATTAAGTAATTCAGTATCTTTTTTAGTCAGCGTAGCAGTTCCTGATAGATCGGATAAAGTAGCATCAACCATCCAAACATCTTTTGAAGCTTTTAATTTTGGCACAATTTCTCTACCAAATTCAGCTCTCATTGTTTCAAATGTTGCTCCACTATATATTGTATGCCATACTATACCAATCTTAGCTCGTTCAATATCTTTTGCTAAGGCAGATCCTGTTGGAACGGCATATGCAATTGTATTAGGATGAAAAACTACGTGCTTAACTCCGCTTATAGTTTCAGTTTTAAGATCAGACTTATCAAACATAAAGTCACCTTGAATTACACCCTTTACGCCAAGTGGCTTAATGTAATCAAAGGCCATCTTTAATTTTTTAGCTAGATCTCCAGAAGTATCAGCATCAATATCGGCATGAGACTTATAGATCTTTGGATTAGCATTAAAGATACCTTTCTTTGCTACAAAGAATTGTCCATCAGATGGATCTTCTCCAGCAAATACCGCGGGAGCACCATCCCATTTAACAGTGACGTCTACTGCAGATTTTGCATTACCGGATAGCATATCTCGCAATGATCTCAATGCGAGTATAGCTTGGCGCGCTCCCTTAACTCCGCCATCAAGAATAAGGTCCTCAAGATGAACTAGATGAGTATTCTTACCCGAACCAGCTGCTTCGGATAATTGATTTTTAAAGCCTTTCATTATTCGTATACCTTTACGTACGCGCTTGAATCTTCCGATTTAGATCCAGCATAATTAATAATTTTAGTTAGCCATCGATTAGCTTTGGTTCCAGTATTCTTATCAACATTGTATACAACATATAGACATGCCAATTTAGAACCAACCCAATAAACATCCTTTTGTGATAATTCTTTTTCAAAGTTTTCAACCGTATCATTCTTATAGAAATAATTATACAGTTCAAAGAATACTTTAATTGATCTTTTATCACCTTTAACTATTTTCTTTGCTAGTTGATTGATTTTACCATTGTCTGGTATTTTCTTTCTAAATACAAGTTTCATAGCATCTGACATAATGCCATAACCAGCACCGCCGCCTCTGGCAGTTTTAAGAGCAATTTCACCTTTGATAGCCCCACCTGCTGAACCAGCTCTTAATTCAAATTTACCTTCGTCAAAGAGAATAGTAGCACCCTTGTTTGACCAGAAAGTTCCACGAGTTTCGCCTTGGAGAAGTATTTTAAGTAGCTTATGATCATCAGTATCAGGTGGGAGTTTAATGTTATATTCTTTAGCTTTTGCTTTCTTTTTGACTAGCTTAAGGGATATACCAACCAATTGGCGATCAACAAATGCTTGTAGTAGTGACTTATTATAAGCAGCAATTGAACTTGTATCAAGAGATTTAAGATTAAATGATTTTTCAACAGCCCAGAAGTCTCCAGGATTCCACTTATCATCTTTAATTGGTTTTTGATCTGAATTTTTATATGCTACGTTTTTAAAAGCGTAAACAGTATTCATTAATTTACTGTTTCTATGGAATGTTTGAGACTTATTAATATAACCTTCTTTGACTAAGATCTTAGCAGACTCATATGATGAGTGGAACCAACCATCTTCCACACCTAGTATTTCTTCAAATGAGGCATCAACATAAACTCTTTTATATGCAGCTTTAAGAATATCTTCTTGTATAAAGAAGTCTTCTTCTTGAATACCATTATCAAGCATTGCCTGACATATAACGCATTGATGACTTTCAGTAATCTTGGTATTAAGAGTTCCACCGCCGGCTCCACCACCTCCGCCGAAGACTTTACTCTTACCAAGATCTGATGAACTAATGGTTTTACCATTGCCATGGAGATTAAATGGCTGGCCTAACTTTTTAAATATTTCAGTCTGAGCTAAAGCATCTTCAATTTCAGTTACTTTAAAGGTTCCACCCTTGGCCAATTCAAGTGGCATTCCATCTCTAATGAGTCGCGCTAAAATGTCAATACGAGCTTCACCTGTATTAGCATTAGGTTTTTTAAGTTGGCTGGGAGCAAGTCTAACAGCTTCACGAATTGGTTCTAATGTGGATAAAAAGCTTTTCATAATTGTATTATAACACTCCTTTTGGTAAATGTACAATACTATTTATAATATTTTTTTTCTTACTATTTAGAATCGTACGACTTATTTGGCGCTACATTGTCATTTTCATCAACAACTATTATTTTAAGAAATTCAAGCGAATCAATCATTTTAGCTCCACCATCACGAAGCCCAATCATATATGATGTATATCCAACACCTACTATACCAAATAGCATTATAAAATATTCCATTAAACAAATTCCTCGTTTTTTTCGACTGAGGCGATATAGCCTTCAGATTTCATACTATTTTTAAATTTGATAGCTTCTTTTTGAGTTTCAAATAGGTATTTATGCAATGGATCTTTATCACCTTTAGTAAAGCTTACAACCCAATATTCTAAGGATTTCATTCTACAACCTCTAACCATTCGAATTGGCCATACTGAGGATTAAATTGAGCACATGATGTTTTTGCTGCATCAAGACGCCAAGAGTTTTGTACCGATGTTGAACCCAAAATAGATCCTAAAATAAAACTAATTACCGCTGCAACTAATACTATAATACCTGTACTCTTATACATTTTCAGACTCCATATACTTTTCAACTGGTTTAAGTTCAATAAACTTTCTACGCGACTTCGAAAAGCCTTTCATAGGTTTACTAAATTCTTTATACTGTTTAGATATTGTTGATCTAAATCCAACACAATGACCTTGTTCATTTAAGATATATGTGTGATTTAAAACTGGATGTTTACATTCATCCCAATTAGTAACTTCTTTAAAGGCTCTTAACATTAACAAATCTCCTGAGATACTGTATGGATATAAACATCTAGTCTTTCGGCATGACGGATTGGAAGAGTTGAATCGTAAGCTCTTGGTGAACGACCATCAGCAATTGCGTGTACTGTACGAGCTCCACGTGGCATTAAACAAACTCTATATCTAAATATAGGCTGTGGTTCTATATCAGACCAACCTGAATCATATCGATATTGCTGTGACATTTGAGTTTGTTTAGCAATTTTGTTAATGGACTTTACAGATTTTCTAACCTGTTCAATTAAAAGCATATCGTTTACAGAATTAACATCAGCTGTAAATTGGTAACTATCTGATCTACTCATTTTATACTCCATGGGTCATATGTTGATAAGATTCTTTACATTCATTAAGTCGATTGCCGCATACGCAGGTTATAGATTCTTCAAGACTTGGTGCACCAACTATGTCTCTTACCTGTTCTTCAGTAAGAGTTTCTTTTATTAGGCTTTTAATAATTTGTTCTAGATTCATAATATTCTCCTTAAAGTCCATGACAAAGTTGTCTCATTGGTAATTCTTCAAATACATTACCTCTAGCAAAGTTTGTAGCTGGAGCAGACCAGCTTTTTGCCATCAGCATATCGCCAACTTTAAAGCTTTCATTAGTTTTGTTATCGATTGCTTTGGGGGATTTTTTAACTACAAAACCTACAACACTTTGACGACCATCATTATCTTGAATTAGCTTAATGTAATTCCTACCTTCGTCCATTATATATTGAGTGGTTTCGATTGTATGTTCGTACCTAGTATGCAGTTGATTTTGCATAAGATTCAGTAATTCTTGGGTTTTCTCAACTAGTTGTATCATAATGTAGTTCCTTTCTTTATCATTTAATATAGGTATATTATATCATAAAGAAAGGAGTGTGTAAACATTTATTTCACTTTTATTTAGATCATTTAGTTATAAGAGACCATCTAAAGGGAATATATTGTGTATAACCTCACCACATGCTTTAGCTATTTCCATGTGTTCTTTTTGAGTTCCATTATCAGCTCTTAGATCAATATAGTGAATCCATGAGCGTAATGTCCCATTGACATACATACGAGAGTTGGTTAATCCTTCAGGCAATACAGCTCGAGCTTGTTCTTTAGCAATGCCTTTATCAATAGCCCAGTCATAAACTTCACGGCTCTGACGAATAAGAGACATCTGTTTCATTCTAAAGTCTTCATTGATTCCACGATGAACTTCGTTTGTTTGGTCAATATCAATACTAGCTTGTCGATTCTTTGTATCTTGGAATCGAGCATCTCGAGTTACAAATGATAGATCTCTAGTAGGATCTGCATATCTTTGAGAGAACTCTTGGAATGAAAATGATCTATGACGAAGAATCTGTCGCGCAATATCCCTGGTGGTATCAATTTCCATACAAACAGATACCATTTCTAATGGACTCCAATGTTTGTGCTTAATTAAATACTCTACTAGCTTTTGAGACGTTGCTTCATTGTTTTGATTACTAGGATTAGATACCCTAGCGCAATAAGCAACCATCTGCAAAAGATCATTTGAAAATTCGCTTTGTGCAGGTGGTTGACTATACGACATAAGTTTCACATTAAACATCTACTATTAATCCTTTTTTTCAAGCCAAAGTTGAACTTCACAAGCAATAAGTGTTACACTTACTACCAACTGTACTGGATCAAATAGAACAAAACCAGTAACAAGACCTACAAGGCCGATTGTAATACCAGTGCCGATAGCACCACGTGTTTTCATAAATTTACTTAACATATTGTTTCTCCTTATACTTTAAAGTTTGCGAATGAGTCTTTGTTGTTGTCATTATTACCCCAAGTCGCAATTGGTTTATCAGGGATAGTCATATCAGACATAATGTCAGATTGAGCTGATTCTTCAACATCATATAACTTCATTCTAGCTCGATCAATACCAATTACGAACCTTTTGTATTTACTTACATCATTATAACGATTTTTTAACTGCTTAACCATAACCTGATTTAGTTCATCTAATTCTTCAGTAGCAATCAAAGCAAACATTAAATCGGCCGTAGCTGGTAAACCAAACGATTCAGAAGTATCTTCCAATCCAACATCAGTGTTACCAAAACCAGATCGTGTAGTTTGAGTTGCTGTCATAATTGGAACATTAAACTCAATAGCTAAACCACGTAGTTCTTCAGCAATAGCTTTAATGTATGTATAACTATTGATACTTCCACCCATTGCTTTCATACGAGAAGATGAACAAATATTGAGATAATCAATATAGATCATATCAGGAATAAACTTCTTTTTCATCTTCATTTCATTTAACAATGCTCTAAAGTGTCCCGAATGTGCGCTACCTGTAGGATACTGTTTAATGATTAGTTTACCAATAGTACCAGTTGCAATCTTTTGAATCTTTTTAGAGAACACATCTTTAGATAATGTTTCAAGCTGTTGAATTGGTAGATCCATAAGATTAGCATCAATACGTTCAGCAATCTTTTCTTCAGCCATTTCCATTGTAATGTATAATACGTTTTTGCCTTGTTGTAAAACAGCAGCAGCGTTATGACACATGAACAATGATTTACCTACGCCAGTACCAGCAAGACAAACGTTTAGCGTTTTGTTTGGAATACCACCTTTAGTGATCTTATTAAAGTAATCAAGATCAAATGGTATCTTTTCTTCAACACTATTATAGAATTCAAAACGATCATCAGCATCATCGATATAAT